ATATTGCGCGATATGAGCCTCATAAGCGCTGCTTGTTGGTGTAGAGTAAGACGGCTATACAGATCTATAACCTCTTGCGCTTCAAGCACAGGTTTATAGGACTGAGGGACAGACTTCTGCTTTGGTTTGATTTTATTAAACCAACTCATGTTCTTGCATGCCAGATAATCTCTTATGCTCTTTCTGAATAAGAACTTTGAGCTGATCTATTTTAGATCTGTGTTCCATTTCGCAGATTTGTTGCAAAAGAGAATAAGTAGCCGGATCTACGGCAAGACTTTTTCTTATTTCTTTTCCGTCTTTTTTAGTCTGTATTGTGTCTGATTCTGTAATCATGTGCTCCATTCTATAAAATTTTGCAGAAATATACAAATAAATATTATTTTGTATCTGATATACTACTCGCCATGTACCAGGTGAAAAACTATTTATTAAGCATGCAGTCGCATTGGATGATAAATCACACCACTTACCAGGCGGTCCAGGACACCATTCCACAGATCATAAAGTTTAAGGCCGGTGGAGGTGTGAATGAAATGGGTAAAACTCCTGTGCATGATGTGGTTAAAAAAATACACCCGGACATTTATAAGGTTCCTTTGTTTCGTAGAAAGTTTTGTTCGTTGCTTTTGAAAGAAATAGAACACATGAAGCGCGAGGTGGGGTTTGAACCTAATGAGGATGAAGATAAGCTCCGCCAGATCCCTGAGATCGTATTGCGTGAATACGCGCCTGAGCTTTATCGCAGTATGTGGTTCGTGGTCCAGACTGTACTGAACCCGATATTCAACGCGATCTGGCAAAGAGATTGTGCGGATCCGGCTACCATACAAATAGCCAACTACAATCTGAAAGATAAGAAACAAGGATCCTGGCATCACGACGAGAGCTCGGATATATCTGTTGTGGTTCCATTGAACACTGGCAAGTATGTTGGTGGTGGTACCGCATTTCATAATTATGGAGAGGTGGCCCCGTTACCTTCGGGCCATGCTTTGTTCTTCCCCAGCTTCACACATCTACACAAAGGTTTGCCGGTCGAATCCGGTGATAGATACCTGTTGGTTTTTTGGCTGAATAACGCCAAAAGAATCGTCGAATTACACGAACAAATTACTTAATATTTTCTTCTATAAATAGTTGCACATAGTTGCAACTTTTGATAATATAGTCATGTGAGACATGTTATTAAAAACCAAAAAGGAGGAGAAATGATAAAAGTGTTAAACGTCCTGGAGCATTGGGCCTTGCCCGTTGCATTGTTCAATTTGACTGTGTTCATCTTTGCGGTGGAGGCAATCATCAAATTATTGGGGGTAGTGTAATGAGTTGTTACTTAATGAATGAAGAGGAGATCGGGGCCATTGCGAAAGCAAACTTTAAGCCGGGGATCTGGAGCAGCAAGGGTAGGTTTTACAACGGAGCTGCCAAAGAGTTGGTTCAATACGAAAGCGCCGAAGATGCTGCCATCGCTTTAGCTTTGCAAAACATTGCTAGTTGTGAAGCAAGGTACCCTGGCAAGATTGCTGGTGGTTTCTTGAAAAGCGCCGAGGAAAAAAAGGCATATTTGGCTGGTTGTGCTTTCGCCGCTAGGAAGGCAATGAACGCTTACATGAAGCCAATGGAGTTGTACGGCTTGGTCAAAACTTATGAGTACCAAGCCTGTGAGACTGACGATTGGTTTGAAACTAACGCTTTCTGGTTCTGTAACAAGGTTGCTCACCAAGCGGCCGGTGCGGAGCAGAGAGCACAAGAAGATAAGGAGGTAGTGTAATGTTCGGAAAAGTAACTTGTATTTTGTGTCCTAATGAAGCAACAGAAACCAAATTCTGTGTGGAGTGCAATCCGGTTGTTCACACAAAACAATTTTGGGAGGGTGTAGATCTGGCGGCAGCGACCATCCCAAGAATGGTTGAGAACCAAAAGAAGAGGGAGCAAAAGGCCTTCGCGGCCGAGCTGGAGGAGATCGCAGAAGATTTTGAAGATTAGCGGAGACACTTCCGAGCTGCTCAAACAGGTGGCGAAATCCCGATGAATGAAGTGCCCTGTCTCCGCAAGTAACGCGAGCGTTACCATTTGGGGGCCAATGAATCACTGTTTGGAAAGAGGAGGCGAAAGCCTCCTTTTTTTTAGTATAGATCTTTTAGTCCGACCTCTTGCTCACCTTCCAGGTTGTAAGGTTTGTAGTCCTGGTTAGATTCACATTCCAACAATAACTTTAATGCCTGTTCATTCTTTGCCTGGGCATACTTCAATGCTTCTCCGGTCAAAGTGTAAACAACGAAAGGGTAAGGATCTTGTTTCTCCTGGGCCAGAAACTTAAATCCTTTAGCTGGTAGATCTGAGGCCCTAGCTGCATCAACATAAAGCGCAGCTTGCATGTGATAGTTGAAAGCGTTTATTGCCCCTTTAAAGCCACGAGGAGACGCGTCACGGCACGTTTTAAGATCCCAGACATACTCATTGTCATACCAATCCATTCGGGCCTTAAACGGGTGTCCATGCCATTCAAATACTAAAGTGTATTCTACTTTGTCGGTTTCCTTGGGTATGTAGTCTTTGACTATCTCCCGGCGGTCCATGCAAGTGTTGTATAGATCCTGGGTGATTGGTGTGCGGTTGCCTACAGTGGCCAAGAAGTCTTCATACTCAGCTTTGCCTACTTTGGTTCTTCTGTCTATGTTGGGTTGAATTACAAACTCTTCATCAAACTTATGGTGCTCCAGGAAGACTGTGTGTTGCACTCGTCCTTCCAGGAGAGCTGGTGATTGGACCAGGCCTTTTCTGTATTTCCAGGCAAACGGATCCTTTGCGATCGCAGTCAGATCGTGAGATCTAAAAGCTGGGATCTCAGCATAGTCCTCATAAGTGAGATCTTCATATATTCCTACTTTAAACTCTTTCATTTTTTTCTATCTCCTTTATTTCTTCTTCGGTTACATCAAAACAGTTCAAGTTACCGGCTACAGTTCTGCGCTCGCCCTCACCGAAAAAGGGATAGACAGTGTGTTGCATCCAGGATGGGAACAACAATAGCTTGCCTGGTTCTGGCATGATAAATCTTGACTGCGACGGCCTGAGTCGCTCTGGATCTGAAACTTGGTTCAAACCAAATGTAAAATTTATATATCCATCGATTGCCCCGGAACTTTCGTACAGATCTACACGCTCGTTTTTATATTTCATTATTTGTTCTGGAACCATGGTCCAGGTAGTAAATGATATACCCATAGGGGTGGCGGTTAAATGATCGTGTATGGGGTTGTAATCGCCCTCAAAGCTATGGACTGACCACAGCTTATCCATAGATATTTTCTTAGCTCTAAGAGGAGATTTAGTTTGCTCTACAAAATGTCTAAGATAAGCTGCGGCCAAACTCTCAACAATCCTAACAAAAGGAGTTAGTGACACATCTTCATAATCCATTTTAAGTTGCTCGCCTTGGTGTATTTGTCCAACTAGCGTATTGCCAGCAGACTCGCGCAACTTATCCTGTCTTAATGTGTCCAGGTAATCATTGAGAGTTGTCACTACCTGATCGGGTAATCTGTGTTGCAGCATCAATGCAGCTGGCAACGTGTAAAGTTCATATTCTATTTGTGCACTCATTCATGCTCCTCCAAGATCTTAACAAGATCTGTCATTATTAGTGAGTAACCGACCAGATCGTCGGCCGTGTCCTGGTGCTCTGGATTATTCATAATCCTACAGGACTTAAATACTATCATCATCGCACAACATTGTGAGGGTGTTAGCTCAATGCCCAGCAACCCGCTCCAGGCATTGGCTAACTGAATAAAGAAGTTATCCGGGGAAGAGTAGTCTTCACCTTTAAGATCTAAGAGATCTGCTATCTGTTGTGCTTTATCTTTATACATGGTGGGGGTGGTGGGTAGCCACACGTTTCCGTTGTTGTGAGACATTAGGAGAAGGGCCACCCACCGAAACTTTAAAAGGGAATACTGTCGTCTTTTAATCCCTCAGATCCTACTTCGGATATAGTTTCTAAGTTGTCTGTAGCGACTGATGCGCTAACTGTTCTTGGTTCTTGGCTGCCATCGTTAGCAGC